TATTGCGGATTGTTCGCCCATTCCCAGCTTTGTGCATCTCTAGCCTGTTGCTGTTTATATGCGTCATACTCCATTGGGCTGGTGAAGCCGTACTGCGCCCATACTGGCGGCTGGCCTCCGCCTCCACCGCCGCCGCCTCTTGGAGTATTTTTCATCATCCATTTATCATGTGCCTGTTGATTGCCCTGAAGTCCTAAAGCTTGGTTATATCCTAAGTTTTGACCCGGCATTCCTGAGATTAAGCCTTGAATAGTGGCGTATTCTGATGCTGGCCTATTCCTTTGATCCATCTGATAGCCGTAAGCATTCTGGAAATTCTGCGTCCCTAAATTGTTCCAAGTTGTAGCGTTTTGGCCTGCATTAAAATAAGCAGAATCCATTGCATTTTGCCTTGCTGAATCTCTTGTTTTTTGGGTTTCTGCTTTTAAGGTATTATAAAGTGATGAGCCTAGCGGAATGCCTCGGTTATACATCTGCTGTTCAAAGTCTGCGTCCTCTTGCTTATATTTATCCTGCATTGATCTATCATAATTAGATAATGCCTTGTCATAGTATTCAGTGTTCATCTGCTCGATTGTCTGGCCTTGCTCCCACGGAGATACTGGCAATCCTTCCCCTGTGTACGGTGTCTGATAAGCGTCAAAAACGCCCTGCATTTGCTGATTATTGAATCCAGATAGTCCGATATCAGATTGATTGATATTGTTTACTACTTGCGCTTGCTGGTCGTTTAAGCCCTGATATTTAGGCTGTTTGTTCTGTCTTGGATCCGCTACTGCCCCAGATTTAAAGGCTTGTCTTTCTGCTCTTGTATATTGTGCCTTTGGAGGCTTGCTTGTTAGTCCGACACCTTTTCCTTTTGCCATTAGTACCCCCTAAATTTAGGATTAAATCCCTGCATTGGTGAACCTCCGGGAAATCCTGCGCCCATTTGATAATTTCCGTTAAATCCGGGATCTGGCAAGAATGGCTTATACTGCTGCTGTCCGTTTCCAAATTGCTGCATTGGCTGCTGTGGCATTGGTGGTCTTGCACCCTGCGGAGCCATGCCGTTTGGCGTTCTTGTTACTTGCCCCTGCTCATTTTGGTACATGCCGGGGCTTACCCTCTGCATATTTTGCGGAGCTTGTACTGGTTGTGACATTTTAGGTGCTCTAGGATCTGGCATTGCCCCAGACTTAAAAGCCTGCCTTTCTTGTCTTGTATATCTTGCTTTTGGTGGTTGTGAAGTGAGTCCGATAGCCATAATTATTCCCCTCGATAGTAAATTTTAATAAATAACGTAAATTCTTGGATAGGTTGTTTAAGCATTAGCGAATATCGCCCTCCTTATAAAACACCTCAAAAGCTTGTATTGATCGCCTCTTTGTAGTAACTGAGCCATCCAGTCTGATAGATATAGCCTTGCCCGGATCGGCTTTTAGGCCACATTTTACGTTTGCATAAAGCTTATAAGAGGTGTCCCCTGTGGTTGTGTTTTGGGATGTAGCTGTATTATTCGAATAATCAACGTCACAATTTAGGGTTAAATCCAAGTTTTCTGACTCGTACACTATCGGCACGCACTCAGTCGGGATTTTTACCATGTTAGGGTTATCAAGATAGTTGAAGGCGCATCTGAGTTTTGTTGTGCGTGTCAGCGTCAAGGCTGAATCATTAGGATCTACATCCTTATATCCGTTATCAGCTAAAGCCACATAAGAACTATTGTTTGCTGCACTGCCTCCCCAATATAAATAATTGTTTAATAGTGACCAGCATATTGCTGATTGACCTGAAAACTTAGTCCATGCCCTAGTCTGCGTATTCATTACATACTGATTAGGTGTCAGTGCTCCAGAATTGAAATTAATTAATAAATATTGTCCTTTTGGATAAACAATTCCTGTAATATAATTTCCAAACCCGTATGCAATCGTATCTATGATCTCTTGTTTAAATTCACTAGCTATATTATCTGTTAAAAATGTATAAGATTGTCCTAACGGCGTTCCTATGTATTCACGGAGTGAGACAAGCCCCTCATAAGTAACAATTAATATATCAGATCCCCAGTTAAAAAATGATTTTCTCCCTACTGGGGCTGGGATATAATAATGCCCAACCAGAGTCCAATTAGGAGCACTTGGATAATCGCCAGCATAAAGTAATACTTCCCCTTGCTCAGATATTATGCAGAAATATTCTTGAGTAATATCCCCACCTGTCATTGAAAATGGTCCGATATACCACGGCTTGCCGCCTAAGGTTAAAATTGACTGAAGATCAAATTGTGTCATTGCTCCAGTAACAGCTCCTAAGTCGCCATACCACATTGAAGCGTCAGAAATAGTTAAGGCGTAAAGCCTGCCCTTATATGTAGTTAATCGCCAAAGGTCTTTATCGTCTCCACTTGGTCCGGTGAATCCGGGCCTAGTTGCCGCCGTTCCGTCTGTAGATAGCATGTCGCTATTAGCTGCATCAGTATAGCCCTTAGCAAAGAGTCGCCCTTTAAAATTTACCGTGTAGGTTTCACCTATTTGAGTAGCAAATCCACCTGTAATTGCGGTTCCTGTGCCTGTCGAAGTAACGTTGTAAGGTGTGCCAGTGAAATTAAAGGCTATTAAAAAGTGAGTGCCTGCACTATTTACATACTCAGAAAGAGTATAATATCCATCCCCGCTAGCTGTCTTTACATGCTGCGTGTAGCCATTTCTAAGGCTTACTACGCCATTACCGGGAAAGTAGTTTACTATTTCAGGAGCATAAAGCGGATCCATTTGAGATATCGGATCCTTCGTGTTCCATCCGAGCACTGGCGGAGGTATTGTCTTAGAATAAGTCTTATCTAGTGCCAAGATTTATCCTTTTCCCGTCCTTAAATCCGGGGCTGTTAGGATTGTTTACTGGCTTTGCAAGTAGTGCTTGAATTGAATTAGCTGCAAGTTCTTTTGCTTTTGCTTCATCTGTTATGTACTGATCACCTTTTGAAGTTCTTATTAGATCGTTAGCCAGTAAGGCATTAGATACTGCTCGTCTTTGATCCTCTGTGTATTTTCCTAGCCAGTCATCACCGAAAGTTTTAAACATTCCATGACCGCCCCAGACATCCTCTGCCCTTAGTGTTCCAGCTTCTTTTTTTCCTTCAAATGTGTTTGGATATTGTGCGTCAATTCCTGCCTGATCTGATTTTAGATAATCAAGGTAACTGTTAGCGTAATTTTGAGTTGGTATACTTGCAGAGTTGGCAAGTTCTCCCCATTTTTCACGCTGGTATTGTTTTGTTGATTTATGACCTAAAAGACCCCCGGCAAAAGGAGCCCAAGCGAGTACGGGATTGTATTTTACGAGTGGACTACTATCTTTCCAGCCTTGTATACCACCTTTAAAACCTCCTTTGCTATTTTTATAGGCGTCATAACCCTCTTTAGCAGTATACGCTGCAACGCCCGCTGCAAGTAAAGGAGCCATAGCACCTAAAGTGCCTGCTGTTGTGATTCCCGGCGTGCTTCCTGCTTGCGCTGCAGCTGCGGATCCTTTTAATCCTATCCCTGCCCCGGCATTAGCTATACTTGCTCCTGCCGTTCCTGCCGTTTGTCCTGCTGCAGTAGCTGCTGAAGCCCCTCCAAATTGTGAGGCAAGTGCTGCGCCAGCTTTTTTTGCTGCTAAAGTAGCTGCAATCTTTGCCCCTTGATCTAATGGCCCCGTTTGTGTCGGTGCTGGCGGTGCTACTCCATAAGTTTCATACTGAGCATTAAGCTGCGGATTTTGAGCCTGATACTTTAATAAAGCCTGCTGATACTTCTGATAAGGTGTTAGCTCAATCGTTGGATTTAACTGTACTTGTGCCATGTTTAACTTGGTGGGTTAATGTTTGTAACATGGCTCCATGTGCGCCCGCATACAACATCGCAGGCCGTTCCTCTATTAGTACCAATCAAAGATGTGATCTCGGTATAACTTTTTCCCTCCTTCTTTAGTTCAATAATTTTTAAAGCTTGTTCGGCTGAAAGTTTTGAATTATGGTGAGCCTCTCCCTTTCTAGGGTTATTAGCTAACTTTCTTTTTTCACCACTTAAAAAACGTTTCTTTATTACTCCGTCTCTCATGTTGTCATCATGCGTCCCTAAGAAAAGATGTGAAGGCTTAACGCATTTTCTATTGTCACATTTATGGCAGACGTATAGCCCTTTAGGAATCTCGCCTCGAAATATCATCCAAGATACCCTATGTGCCATGAGATCGTGTTTTCCCATATAGCTAGCACGCCCATAACCAAACTTTTTCATGGAGGCACTCCAATTCCAGCAGCCTGATTCGTCTCGTTCAATCTTTTCAAGGAATGCTTTTTTGCTTTTTTGTTCGTTATATTTCTTAAACATAAACTTAACTCGGCGGGTTATAGTCACCACTAGGATAAGACCACCAGCCAATCGCCCACGGCCAAGCATAAGCCTGATAGTTCATTGCTACTGTAGAAGCTCCTATTTTATTCGCTTTAATCGCTTCTTTTTGAATATCTGCAATTCTTTTATCTTCTGCATACTCAAAGCCTCTGGCTTGTAAGAACCTCCAGCACGCACCGTCTATAATTATCTGCTCATTGATTTTTACTTCATCTGTATCAGCGGAAATTGTGTATTCATTTTCGTAAACATCCCAGACTAAAGTTCCTGCGCCGTCAGCTATCTTTTTAGTTATAGTTGGAGGTGCTAGTTGACCTGTTGAGGTGGTAACTGCTCCGTAAACTGCGTAAAACTTAGGTGCTAATCTTCCTGAAGTTCCATCCTGAATGCATTTAAGGGCATGAGAATTAGCTACAGCATAATCACCGTCTGAATAGGATGTACCGCCTGCCCATGCTGAAGGTGTTGCCTGATATTCAAATACTGCCGTTCCTAGCGTCTCAGATCCCGAAGTAACGGACGGAGAACTCGCCGACGAAAGACCCGAAGTAGTAACTTTATATACCTTAGAATTCGCATATACTAATTGCTCCTTATAATAAACTTGGCTTGCTACATAATCAGGGATTGGATCCCATCTTGTAGTGTTGTCAATTCCATAAACTGGAGGTTGCCCGGCATCTGCGTTTGATGTTCCATTTACAGCACCTTTAAGGATTAAGCCGTTAAACCAGACATAGCTTGAAGTCGTATAAGCAGTGTTAGCCGCCCATGCTACTGGCCTGACTTTTGATCTATTAATGTACTCATAAACTATTCTTTGGCCGTCTAAACCGTCAGGAGTTGGATTAATATAAAATTGATTATCTGATGCCCCTACTACTCTGAATCTTTGGCGTGGAAGTGTGGTAATAAATCCATTAATGTACTGCTCCCAGACTTGAGCTGTTACTGGTCCGATTAAAGGCCAGTGCTGATCCTTATTCCATAAAGTTTCGTTAATCCTTCTGTCAAAGTCATAGGGAAGCGGATAATTTGTCTGCCCATCGATTAGTTTAAACTCATAAAAGCTTGTAAGTTCAGGCCATTCAAACTCGTTTGATATCTCATCTATAGCCCTTCTAATCATTGCTAATAGAAGGATATAGTTATTGTTTGATGATCCTACAAAAGTAGCCGGATTAGTTATCTGTAATCGTTCGGCGCATCTTTGAGCTATGGAAAGTATTGTCATTCAAACCTACTCTCCGCAATCGAATAAAGAAAAGCCCCTGCCATTAATGGGATTATTAATATAAGAAATAATAATCCAGCTCCTGCTATGTACATTCCTTCAGTTATATAGCTTAGGGTTTTCATTGGTTAGTTTGAGCTTGTAAATCCAGTTGCACAGCAAATAACACTTGATGTTGATACCGCTGTATTGAAGTTGAATGCTGTTGCTGCTGTGCCTCTAATCGGGGTTGAAAAAACTGCTGAGAATGTTCCGGCTGAAGTTGTAGCCATCTGATTAACACCGCCTACTGCCACGACTGTAGAGCCGTCTTTGAAATTTATATTAGTTGCGTTATCTGCATCTGAACTAGCACAAGTGACAGAAGTTACATAGTTTCTTACACCACCACCACCAGAAGCTTTAATTGCTACGTCTGATGTTGTAGCTGTTGCAGTTCCGCAACCATTCCAAAAGTTAGAAGTATTAGCACCGAATGGATTTACCGCTGTTCTGCCGTCTGCATCTTGAATAAACTGTACATAATCATTAGCTGCTCCGGTTGCTGCAAAAGCTGCACTTCCTAAATTAACAGCTAAAGCTGAAACCCCTGCATCCCCTGTTGTATGGGCTGCGTCTTCTAACTTAAGGATACCACTTGCTGTGGTCTGATACCCAGAATCAATAGAAACCTGTAACCCTGCCCCTGTGCCTGTCAATCTCGGATCTGATGTATAAAGTGGCCCCGGTCGTAAAATATAAAAACCATCTGAGGCTGCTACTGTTGAGGGAAATGCATGCGAGACAGTTATGGTATTTGCTGTTACTGCACTTACTGGAGACCATGCATCTAAATTTGTAGCAGTTCCCGAAGTAAACTGAATAACATCTCCTACCCTAGCGCTATGCGCTGTGGCGTTAATAACCGTAGTAGTTGACCCAGCCTCCGCAGCATCAGTAGTAGCCCTTGCGTATCCTATAGGCGCTGTGCCAAGCCCATTAAGGCTTGTATTATTACTAACAGGAATAACAGACTGAGACAGGCCGGAGCCTCCGTCTATAACTCTTGCGTAAAGATTGCCCTTAGTGTCCATTGCTAAAGGGCCGGACTCTTGCTGAGATCCGTATAGTGTAGCTTGTGAGCTATTAACTATCCCCGGAAATTCAGCAAGAGCGATAGACGGTATAAGTAAGGATAAGGCAATTAGTAATTTTTTCATGTTTTATGCACACAAATAAGTTAATGCTGCTGTTTTTATGCAAATAATCGGTTTAATGCCTGTTAAGGCAGAAAAAGCCGCATCTGCTGAACCACCGTTTACAGTGCCGCCTGACTCTGCATAAATCTTTGCTACACCAGCTGTAGTATTCAGTAAGATTTGAACTGAATTCACTGGCATACTAGCTGACATCTTCCAGCCGACTGTGCCATTAGCTCCAGTTATCCTATGAACTATCTTTGTAGCTGATAGCTGCGCTGCATCTGCTACGGTTGTTCCTGCACCTGCAACTGTTTCAGAACTTGCAAGCAAGCTTTCTGTTGCTTCTAAACTTGTAAACTCACCCGGTGAACTGCCATCAGTTAAATCTATTATTTTGGATGTACAATTTACTTCTGGTAATCCGCATCCATTAGATAGATCCTGTGCTGTTGGCTGTGCATTTGCAGCTGTAGCAAGTCCTAATATTAATATTAATGATAGTAATACTTGTTTCATTTTCTTATGCTCCTGTTATTTCTTGTTTAACTTTTGATTTTTTAGCTGGAATAACTTTTTCTTCCTTTTCGCTGTGAGCTTCTAAGAACTTTGCAAACTTCTCAGATAGATCAGCTAACTGACCTTTCAAAGAACTGATTTCTGAATCCTTTTCAGCTAAAGCAGCGTTAAACTCGATTGCGCCGATATTGCCGTTAATACTATTCATGTATTTTCTGGCCTTATTGCGGTCATCAAGTGCCCCCATACCAATCTGCTGACAATCTGAATCAGTTAATTTCTCAAGCTGCTCGATTGTTGTAATATGATAGGCTTTATAAACGTCCTCTCTTGTAGGATTGTATGGGAATAATAGTGCCAGCGGAGTGCCTGCAACTTCTGAGTGCATTCCGTCATAGAACATGTTCCATTCATCCTGAAAAAGCGTAATATGGCTTCTCTGAGGTATATCCAGAGCGATAATGTCCCATTTGCCAGTTTCTTCGTTGAATTTTACTTCATCATTTATTCTGGCTCTGCCTGTAGATCGTCCTAGTTCATTAACCCAATTAATATAAACAAAGTCCTGATAGACTCTCCTTTTTTCTTCTTTGGATTTTGCAACCATGTAGACCTTCTCAACTGAGAAACGAACCTGACAGCCTGTCGGCGGTGTGTCGTCTGTTAGCTGATAATCTTCCTGATAGGTAAGACCTTTAATGCCCGGTTTCTGAATTGCCATATTTTCCCCTAAAAAAATCGGGGCTGAATTAACAGCCCCTTTAAAAGTTAGCTGTTAGTCGACTTCTGTTAGGTTGCAAGTCAGAATAGTAGTAGCTATGTACTCAACTGCTGTTAAAGTAGTTGTAGTTACTAAAGTCTGAAGTCCTGCAATAACGCCTTCATCCACGTTTGCATCGTCTACTGCACCAGCTGTACCAGACAGCGGATGTAGAAGTGCTCCCTTAGTTGCGTTTTCAGCTCTGATTTTAAGACCAGATCCGTAACGTCCACCGGGACCACGATGTAACCAGCCATAAGAACCGGATGCTATAGCTACCTGATTGACACCAAGTATCTTAGGTCCTGTTGCTATGTCTGCTGCTTCGACCATGTTTGCCACGTAAGTTCCATCCTCAAGTGATGAGTTAAGAACTACACATAGCGAATACTGCGTTAGAAGTTCGCCTGCTTTGACGAAAATCCACTGACCGCCCAAGTTATCGATACAAACATCACCTAGCTTCCAGCCGGGAAATGATTTGTCATCCCCATTGATCGCTGTGTATGTCTGCTCAAACTGTGCCTGAGCTATTGTTACTGGAAAAATTCCTGATAATGCCATTTTCTATTTCCTCCCTTAGTCGTTGTTTAAAGTTCCAAGGCGTCGGAAATTCTTAGCAGTCAGGTTACCCATCCATGCCAGATATTCGATCTGTGCGTCTTGGTTAAATGAATAGCGAGTATCCAATCTTGTTAGGTTTCTTCCGTTATAAAAGCAAAGCTCTAACACTTCTGGATCTAGCCAGTACTGAGTTTTTGAAGGCATACCGGATACTGTTGGCTCAAGAACTACTTCAGCCTGTTTGTACTGATAAGTTCTGAATCCTAGTTTTCCTAGTGTTCCTTCTGTTGGTGCTAATCTCTGAAGCGGATGTACAGTAGCTTCGTAATACTGATAACTGTCATTATCAGATACGATTGCTGTAATGTTCGCTTTGTAAGACTGCAATAGAATATCAAGCCTATCCATGTAGGTGATGATATTTGATGCACTTAGTGCAGCGCCGCCGTCAGTAGTAGCTCTGTAGAACTGATTCTTTGCGAAAGAATAAGCAGAGCGTGAAACACCTCCTACTGTTCCTGTACCGTCAGCAGAGATTAACTGCTGAAGTCCACCAATCTGATTTGAAAGTAAACCAGCTGATAGGACATCGATATTGAACTGATTTTCAAAGGTAGTTTTGGCATTCATAAACCTAGCTTTAACTAGATTTCTGTTCTGCCCCGGACCTCTGTTCTGGTGTATTTCCCTGCCGTTTGCCTGTACGTTCAAAGCAATCTGCTTTGGTTCATACTGAAACACGCTAAATACTTCATTTGAACTAGTATTAAGCTGCTGAGAGCCTGAATACCTGAAGTAAGATCCGTTTTCGGCATACATGATTGGAATAGCGATTGAGATACCCCAATCACCACCAGTCACCATTCCATTTTCTTTTAGTACTGCGGTAGTAGCATTTTTAGTTAAAATCTGGTCAAACAGGTCATCTTGTAACAGCTGTGCTGTTGTCGATAACAGGTCACCAGCAAAATTTGCATTTGGACTTGTCATTTAAATTAAATTCCTCATTGTAATGAGAAATTAGTGCGCTGAATTTACCCTTGCTGCGGCTATTTCAAATGCGCTATCAAATTTCTCGCTAAAGTTTTTTCCTTTTAAACGAGGTTTCTGAGAAACTGTTCCGGTATTAGGTCCGCCAAAAGATTTGCTTGCAGCTGCTGAAGCTTTCTTTGCATTAGCAATTCTTTCTTCTTTAGTTGGCTGTGGTTTAACTTCTGGTTTTGGCGCTGCTGATGCTCCGTGAAACTGGCTCACTGCTGCCTTTACACTTTCATAAGCATGATCTAATAGCTGCTCATCTGTAGCCATTGGATATTCTGCCTTTGCATTCTGAAAAGCCTGATCAATCTGGAATGAATAAAGCTCGCAGAAATCCTTCCTCTTTTGCCCTGTTGAGTCTAATCCCTCTTTAAAGGAATTGACGAACTGAGCCTTTCTGGCGATCTCTTGATTAGCTTCCCATTCCTGCATCCTCTTTTCAGCTGCTTCGGCACGCTTAATAGCCTCATCAACTCTTGGATCCTGATACTGGTTTGGTTCTCTTTGTACCTCGCTTGCTTCGTTTAGAAGGTCATGCGGTGAATAGCCATTTTTTCTTAGAAGGTCAGCGCATACTGCTAAAGGATCAGCCTCTACTACTCTGTCCCATGCTCTATAGCGATGTAATTCTGCTATAGGATCGTTAATGCCCTGAGCTTTAAGTTTCGCTTTATGAAGGTTTGCTGCCTCTGGCGATTCAAAATCTTCATAAAAACGCTTTTCATAGCTTCCGTTACTTCCTTCCCTAGCTGCCCGACTAATCTGCTGTTGAAGTTCAAGCTCACGGTCCGCAATTACTTTTTGCAATTCCGGTGCTGCTTTCTCAAACAGTTTCTTTCTTTCGGCTGACCAAAATACGGGAGGTTTAATAGGTTCGGCGGCAGGCTCTGCGGCGTGCGCTTCTTCTTCTATTTCAACGTCTGTATCAGCTTCTTGGTCAGTGACTTGTTCTGTTTCTTCTTCTTTTTCTGGCACTTCTTTTTGGCCTGTTTCTGCCTTAAGTGCCTTTTTAGCCATATCCCTGATTGATGGCTTTTTCTTTTCTTCTTTTGATTCAAGGGCTTCTTTTACAGCGATATCCTCATGCTGCTCATCTGTGGTCTGTGTTTCAACCTGTTCTGTTACTGGTGCTTCTACCTCAGTATTTGAGCTGATTTGCTCCTGAGCCTGATCCAGTATTCCATCCATAAATTTATGATCGTTCATTTGTCATACCCCAGCATTTGCATCATTTCCGCTTTAGACATTGAAGGACGCATGGTTTTAGCCTGTGCGTCATAGTGTTTTTCTAATTCTTCTCGTTGTTTATTTCTCTGCTGACTGCGCTTGAAAGGGTCAGTTTCTATGCTCCATGCCTGCTCATAAGCATCGTTGAATCTTTCCTCTGTAATCTTGTCTTTGAAGTCAGGTTTGTACTTAGAAAGTAAGTCATTTCCTACGCATTCCAATTTGTGCTCTTTATTGATTTCATTCCATCGGGTCATTGAATCCACCATTTCCCCTGTTTTTGGGTGTCTTAGTGGGCTTTTAAAAGAATCCTGATGTACAAATGCTGATTTTGACTCGTATTTCTTCTTTTCTTTAGGCGTGATTAAATTAGTACGTGTCCCAAAGCGTGGAGGCCATTCTGATTCGTGCTCATGCCCGTAATTATGAATTTTAGAGATTATCTTCCCCATTAAGGGTACTAGTACGGGATATTAAAAATTCTTGGATAGGTTAAATTTTAATCATCAAGGAAAATGACTAGGGATAATACTTCTTCATGCTCCCTTGCTTCTTCCTCCAGTTTCTTAGCGTGTCGCTCTGCTGCCGCCTTAGCCTCAAGCCTTAATTTTTCTTTAATTGCCCTTAAAGCCTCTCTCTCTTTTGCTTGTTTTAGCCTTATAGCCTCATAATCAATTTTAGGCTTAGGAGGTTTTGGATATATTTCTTTTAATGTTAATGGTTTAGGGCTTGGTTTTGGAGTTTCAACAATCTGTGATTCCTCAAGCTCAAGGGTTATTTCGTCAGCTTCTTTTGATTCTTCTTTAACTAAAGGCGTTTCCTTAAGCTTTATTCCGCCTATGTCAAACCAGTGATAGGGTCTTAGGGCTGCTATCGGCATTAAAACACCAAAAACATATTTCCAGAACTTGCTGTTATGAAGTTCCAGTTTAAGTTGTTACCGCCGTTTGTTGAGTTAGTTGCATCAATTGTCGTGCCTGAAGATGCATCCGAATACTCTACATTTACATAATCCGCACTCGCTGAACCTACTACCCATAAAGTCCAGCTTGCTGTAGCGCCTAAGTCCAGCAAGTCGCCGTTTGAACCCTCGGCTAAAAAGTCACCCCCTACTAGTATGCTGCATGCGTTCATAGCATCGGCATCTGAGATAATGTTACAGCCTGATGTTAATGTGAAATTATTGTTTGTCTCTATGCTCTGGCCGTTAAAATCAATTGTTCCTGTAGTGCCTGTAAAAGAATCAGTAATAACGCCATCTGTTAATTGTACCGTTCCGGCTCCGTCTATTTCTATGTCCTCTACAAATTTATCAAAGAAATTAATTGTTTTAGTTCCTGAAGCTGGTGCAAGTGTGATTGTGCCAGTTCCCTTATTATAGTTAAGTGTTCCTGCACTTGCTGAAAGTGTTACGTTTCCCCGAAATTCAATATTAGGATTGTTTACGTTGCAGTTAAAATTGTAAGTTCCTGAATTAGTATTTGCTATTTGGACGTCGCCAGTAAAGATATAAGTACCCGATTGAAGTTCAAAGACTCTTGTTAATGCGTCGCCATTTCTGAATAATACGCTAGGCGATTCATAAGTTCCCGGAACTAAGCTATTTGCCGTTGCATGGCGTGATTCCATAATCATATTTGCAATCGTTATCTGTCCGTCTTGCTGTGTGCATCTTGTGTCAATTAAAAGCTGCAACGTTCCTGTACCTTGCAATATCCCTGTTGATGATACTCTTAATGAACACCCCCCGGTATTCAACCTTAGCGTGCTTGTGTTCATTGTAAGCGTGCCATCTATTTGTAAAATAGCGCCGCTGCCGTTAATATCAATATTACCTGAATTAGTAACCGTTGCCCCTGACGCTATTGTAAGATTATAAAAGTCATCTGAGTTACTTGATGTAAGAGTTACCCCCGATCCAGTTAAAACAACCGTTGAAAGGTTAGCCGTGAATGCCGTTGAAGCATTTGAAAAATTACCGCCGATTGTCCAAGTCGCATCGCCTGCTGTTACCGTTCCTGCGTTTAATGTGCAATTTCCCGCAACTGTTATGCTTTGATCGTTAGTCGCATTGTTAAAAGTACCAGTGTAGCCGGATGCGATATTTAAAGAGTTTACATTGACCGCTGCATTGATTACGCAGTTACCTACTCCGCTACCGTTAAAAGTAACGTCATCACTAGAACCCGGAACAGAAAAGCCGCCTGCACCGCCTGAAGTATCTGACCAGTATGTTGTGTCATTCCAGTTTTGTTGTGCTGCTGCTACCCAGTATCTATTTGCCAATTACGCCTCCTGTGCGCTTGCCACACATCCCCATTTAGCCGCCACCGTATCGTAAATAAATCCTACTGTTAGCACTTTGCTTATAACTGTAGTTGTAGGAAGTGCAGCGCCCATTGCTTGAAAAGATGATCCCCAAGTTATAGCCCTTGCAGTTCCGTTATCTTTAATCCTGATAGTAAGCTTTTGAAAATTTGACGGCGTTCCCGAAAGATTAGTTGTAAATGAAGTTATTGCCGTTGCCAGTGCCGTAATTGAGTAAGCATCAACATTATCTGTATTGATTGTTGGAGTTGCTGAGCTTGTGGTGCTGCCTACTCTCGGCGCAAATCTTAAGCCGCCGATCCCGGTACTTCCATCAGTGATTTTTAATTGCGCTGCCCCTACTCTTTGAACCCCTGCATCTGGTGAACCTCCAAAGCTTGTAAATAATATATCCCCGTCCACCGTTTCAATATCACCGATTGCAGTATTTATAATAGCCCTGTTTATTCCGTTACCTACTATGTAGCTTGAGCCGTGCGCTGCTATACACCAATAAATATTTACAGTGCCATCATCTCCGTAAAAATCAGCCTGATCGCCGCTTGCATAAACTCCATAACAATTAATTACGTTACCCGTACCGCCTGAAGTAACTGCATCTAGAACTGAATAAGCCTGACCGCCGAATATATTTGTTACGCCTGTAGAAGTTCCTGAGCTGTTCTTATGTAAATATCCATCTGTAGCGCCGTAAATATGGCAATCATAGAAGTTCATTAATGAACCTGTTTGCAAAGATGCATAAGATCCGAATCCGGCAGAAGTACCGCCTATAAATCTTGAATTATAAATATTTGCTGTGACTAAATGCTCTGTATTTCCTCCGCCATGACTCTGTGAAAACATTAAGGCGTTTGCATCCGTATCTGTTACAGTTGCTACTACATCTCTTATTATTAAATTGCTGATAGTTGTCGGTGTTGCTGAATGAAGTCCTAAGCAAGTAGTATTTGATTGAACTGTAATGCCTTGAATAGTTATATTATCATTTTGAAGTGTGATAGCTGGTGTGCCGTCACTAAATGCATTTGTGACAATTATCGGATTACCTATCCCGATTATAGACATATTATCAAGCGGCGTAAGTGTTGAGTTTATCTGATAAGTTCCTGCCCCGATTCTAACCGTATCGCCTGCAGCGGCTGCGCTCATTGCTGTTACTAATGCCGCCCCCCTGTTAGCATTTGAATCTGTTGATGGCTTGTAGTGTGTTACCGTTCCGTCATCTTTAATAACTGAAATTGTGCCAAGCTCTGTTTGTGTTGTTGATGTTTGGGAACTATGAGGGCCGAAATAAAATGTTTCTGTTGAATAGTTATAATCAGCTAGTCTCTTAAAACCTTCCTCGATAAAATCAAAATAATAAAGCCCCCCTGAATTTGAGTTTACCTGTCCATTTCCAACAAGAGAAACGGGATTGCTCCCCTCTATCGTTGCTTGTCCTACATACAAATAACCGCCGCCAGCGGCATTACCTACTCTTAAAGAGCTATTTGCTGGATCGGAAGTATTATTAAATGCTGTTATCCCGTAATAATTAGGGCTGCCGGTATTATCCTGTTTAAGATTGCCACTTGAATCTACAAATAAAACAGATCCCCATGTTCCGCCCGTTGGATCTCCTATCTGCGTAACCTTATCAAGCTTTCCGGTTATAGGATTAAATACAAATGCCATTAGAATACCGCATTAAAATAATCGTAAGTTAATCCAGCACGGCCAGTCCAGTTAGTAGCGTAATTTGAAGTGCCTGCTGCATACCTCGCCTCTGTACTTGTTAATTTTAATATGTACCAGTCGCCATCAGTATTTAAAAAGCCGTAATACTTTGTAGATGTAGCCTCATCTAAATCTGATATTTGATATGAATTAAGCGGATTAACGCCGGAGCCGCCGCCTATTGTTACAACCTGAGATAATCCTGTAACCTCATCACCCTCAAAAGCTAGTGGAATAGCTGGGTTATTATCCCACATGTTGTTAGATAAAAGCTTCCTTGTCATTAATCTAATTCCTCTGATTCGGCTTCATAGGTGCCATCGTTATTCTTTCTTAACTTATATTTCTTTTTTCCTGACTTTTTAGGTGGTGGTTCTTTTTCTGGTGCTGTCATTGTAACAGGGCCAGTATTAACTATTACCGGATCGGATTTTTTCTCTTTCTTTTCACCGTCTGACTTACCTTCTTTAGCTGCTTTAGTTGATTCCTTAACTTCGTGCATTGCCTGCTTATGCTCAAGTAACATGCGCTTATGCTCTAAAGCTTGATCTTTAGCCATGCGATTTTCTTCCATGATCTTTTCTTGGACTTCTAAAATCTTGGCTTTCTTGTCAAAGTCTAATCTCTCACGCTCAATCTGTGTTTGAGTGGCTATCTTAAATTCTTCTAATTTATTCTTAAATTCAGCTTGGAAAATATCGATATCAGCCAGCATCTTATCAATCTGGCCTCTGGTTAATTGCTCTCCTGCGTCTATCTGGTTCTTTTCGCTCTTAACTATAAAATCAGCTTCATTTTTCTGACTATCAAGCATTAATTGCTGCTGTTCTATGTAGGTTTTAAACTGAAATTCTTGATTCTTAAGCCCTAATTCCTGCTGTTTGATTTGAAAGTCCATCTGATTCTTTTCCCCATCCACTTGAGCTTTAATTATGGCTGGATCTGGGGGTGTTTGTGGTGGATTAGCCTGCATTTCTTTGATTTTCCTATCCCATTCCTCCATTGATTTTTCTAAAGCACCCTCAACGGATCGTCCTGTTCTTAAAGACCTTGCGTACTGAAGGGCTGTCTCAATTACTGGGTTTACAAATTCAGGTGTGGTTTCTGATATATTCGCTACATCACCAATGATGCCCTTAAGATTAGCCATATACTGCCCCCAGCGTGATGCTGCTTCTGCTTCATCAATGGCTATTGTAGAATCTGTTTCAATATCAATTCTGAAAGTATTTAGACGGTCATCTCGTAACAATGCTAAAGCTTCAGGCCATAGCTGCTGTTTTTCAGGCGGCATCTGCCCTATTCCAGCCATAAGATACAGGGTTTCGTCAGTGAAAAATCCCGGCTCAAATATCATTTGCGCCATTTTAGAAATTAACTCTCTGCAATACCTTTGAACATCCTGCTGCTTTTTGATTAGCTTAATTACTGTCCAGTGTGATTTCTGCTGCTGTGTGTATACTGGATCGTTAGGATCTGAACTGCCTCTTACGATATCAGGCATTGAGGTTATTTCATCAATCTGCTCTTTTAAGCTTCTTTGATATTCCTGCAGGGCTGGAAGGGCTGCCACGCAACTATCAAAAGGAACCCAATCAAGCATACCTTTAAAGCCTTGCTTTTCTACAAAACCGCCCCAGTCTTGGATAGGCCATGTTTCACCATCTTTTAAACTGGTGATATTCTTCATTTCCTTGTTAAACGATGCAGCGTGAGCACCTACTAGGCGGATACAATTAACAATTCCTTTAATTCTTGAGGCTGTGTAATTTAACTCATCTGCTAAACCCTGATAGATTACATAATCAGCCGTGGGATACGTTGATTCTGTGGTGGTCGTTGCGGTTAATGGGTAAGGGCATGAGAAAAAGTCTTTAATCTTATTTGGATCCTCTAAGACTTTAAGCGGCTTATCTTTATATCCTTCTGATATCCAGTAGACTTTTCGTGTTGTAAAGTCCTCAATCACCCAGATACTTGCTTGCTTAGAAAACTCCTGATCGTCTTGGTTATCGTAATTAGAAAACCTTCTAGGCTTACTTGGCTCTGTACCCAGCTGGATATGCTTTGCACACTCTGGATCTATTTGTGGGTCTTGGAGTAGTTCAGCCCTCGTTTTATATATCCTAAAAGCACGCCAGCGTACCTCTAGTTGATTTCTTGATAGTGATTCAAGGTAATCAAGCCAGTAAACAGGAACTACGTCTACAGACTCAGAATAAGGCTTTACTTCGGTTATCTGATGGCCTGACTCATCTACGATTGGTTCTGGTTCGTTGTCGCCCTCGTCATCATCTTCTGTAATATCAAACATTGGGACAAAGTCAGCATTGTATTGAAGTCTGCAAATGCCCCTGCCGGGTAGCAATCTATCCTGAACTACTCCTGACATGATGTAGTTAAACTTATCCTGCTGCCTCATTAGATTAAAATGGGTTGCCCTTTCCGCTGCTTCACAGGCTAACCTTCCAATCGGGTCTGAGTCTTTAAAGGTTCTCTCTACAACTACCTTTGGCATTCTTGAATATAACGCTGGCTCTAAAACCTGCACGTTAGACCATAAAACGTTGAACATCACGTTAGACTGCCAGCGGTCAGTCCCTACGGTGTCTACATCCGATTTATTCCTGAATTTATCTAATATTCTCTGGCCAATGTTCTCGAAGGATTGCTGCCGTCTATTCTGCTGAACTACCGATATTTCCTTAAGCCAGCGGTCTACTAATGCCCTGTCCTTATCATACGGCTCTGCTTTCTTCTTTTTTAAAGACTCTTTGTATCTTTTGCCTACTGCTTTAGGAATTGCCATTACTGAATCTTCCCGTAATGGTTAATCCAAGCTTCTTTTAGCTCTCTAAATGACTTAGCAAGAATTGCCCTGCAATCAGCCTCTTTGTAACCCATTTTTCTTAGCCGATTCATTCCGAATGCTTTAACTTGCTTATTTACTGATGGTTTTTTCAAAATCTGCTCCTGTTCTGCTCGGTTATCTTCCATAATTCATCTAATGTTGGTGGTCTAAATTGTTCTTCAAATGGTAAATCGACTGGATCTATATCCCTTACCCACGGTCTTGTCATACACATGTATCTTGTTTGTTCAGCGTTATGATCATCGTTATCTGTGCAGTCATTTGGGTCGTGTAAATCGTGCTGTAAGTTCATAATAGTTTCTAAAATGTCCTCATACTGCTCAAACCAGTAGATCATTGGCTTATCGTTCTTTCCAACTAGCCTTTCACGCATCTGTAAGTGTCCCGGCTGTCTGCGCTGATCAGCTCTTGAGAAGTGAACCCCTTCCTGTGCAAAGATTTCAAAGATGCTCGGTCCGTGTCCCCTTTTCTGCTCAATGTCACCCCCTGCAACCCTAACTATGGGTTTAATCTCCTGTTCTTCTCGCTTCAGAATGCCTTGCGCTACCTGAGTAGCTGTTACTTTTGGCAGTCCTGCGCCGTACCATACTCGATAGCAGATTAGAGAATTTCTTGGATAGGTTGTATTAACGCCATCTGATACAGCCCACCAACCAACAGAAAAAGGATCACCCTCTCCGCACGCTCCCCAGTCCATTGACATGATGCGTGTCCAGTGTGCTGGTATTACAAAAGGCTTGATTAAGTGTTTTCTTCTATCAATTTCAGGAAAGAATGCGCCGACTACCTGATCAAAATCGCCTTCCTCAAGGGCTTTTGCCATTCTTGGTGGTAAGCCTCTTAATGTCTTTCTGTACTCAATTGGATTTACTGATGGATTATCGTCAAGTTTAGCTTGTATGAATTGCCTTAGCTTTCCCCCTTCCTCATCAGGCTGAAGGACTATCTCAGATACTCCGGAACTATCACGCTTTAGGGCTTTAACAAATTTAGATTTGAAATATGCATGGCCTACACCGCCCGGATTGAAGGTATATAATACTCTTGGGAATAGCTTTCTGTATTCTTCAGGTATTTCAAGTGCTTCAGGTATTCGATTTCTACCCCTTAACATCTGAAGCATAAACGGCGTAAACTGTTCAGCCTGTTCTATGATCAGGTAATGCATTTCAGGTCCAAGCCAGTTAAATACATCCTTTTCGTGCTGACAATGGCATAAGAATATTTTAGAGCCGTTCCAGAATCTGATCTCATTCTTTACTATGCGGCAATGTCCAGCCTTTACCCATGAATGAAGCATGGCAGGGAATGAAGTAGGTCCTTCCATGTGGTTCTTTACTAGCTCGTTTGATTGCCTCCTAAAGAGATAGACCTGCAGGCCGGGTACTGATACGCAAAAGAATATCGCTGATACCCTTCCTAAATGCGATTTGCCGCCGCCTGCTGCC